GAGATGATAATAACAAACGCACAGAACGTGAGGTACTTGCAGACATTGCTAAGGTATATCAACTTGAAGTGAAGAAGGTAGACATTACAAGTGGTGGAACACCAATAGCAATAAACATAAACTTAGACTAATTTTTTTGGGTAAGGCACCCTTAAAATGTCGTTTTTGAATAAAATATATATGTATATGGGATTAGAAAGAAGACAAAAGAGACAGCAGAAACACGACGTAAAAAAGATGTACGAGAAAGAAATGCGTAAGATGGCTACAATGACGGACCAACAACGTATAACACATTTAGCGCATCTATCAAGGAACTTACCAATAAAGGAACAAAATAAAAAGATAGATGAGTAAGATAGAATTTATTATTCCAACGTGGGAAAGACCTGAGGAATTAAAACTAATATTACAATCACTGATGGTGCAGACTAATCCAAATTGGAAAGCGCACGTGGTTATAGACGGATTAACGGACGAATATCGTGGGGTGAAGGATTTATATCAGGATGAAGATAAGGTCCGCTTTAGCCACGTAGATGGTCCTAATAACGATTGGGGTCACACTGCACGTAACTACGGATTGGACCACGCACAAGAAGAATGGATTGTAATGACAGGGGATGACAACTATTATATTCCAACCTTCGTAGAGAACTTTCTAACTGAAGGTGCATTAGGTAGAGACTTAGTGTATTGCGATATGGTCCACGATATGAAAAGGGACAGCTACCAACCTATACCATCTAAGATTGTTGAAGGGTGGATTGATATTGGAAACTTTATGACAAGAAGAACTACCATTGGTGATTTAAGATTAATAACAGACAGCTATCAAGCAGACTTTAAGTTTGTTAATTACATCAATAAACATAAGACTAATAAGGTTGGTAAAATAGGAAAGATATTATATGTCCATAATTAATTCAGCACACTTCAGAACAAAAGATAAGGACGAGTATTACACACCACAAATATTAGTAGAACCTATACTACAATTTATTAAACCTAACTCAACTATATGGTGTCCGTTTGATAAGTTTGATAGTGAGTTTGTGCAGTTGCTTTTAAAGAATGGTCACGAGGTATTTTACTCACACATTGATTTGGGTATGGACTTTTTTGAGTATGAACCTAAACACCCGTACGATTATATTATATCAAACCCACCATTCACTAAGAAGTTAAAAGTGTTGGATAGATTATATAAACTAAATAAACCATTTGCAATGATATTAGGACTACCTATATTAAACTATCAGGAAGTGGGTGAGTTTTTTTTAGACAAGGACCTGCAGCTTTTAATAGTTGATAAGAAGGTGTCGTTTGATGGGAACACATCATCGTTTAACAACAGCTATTTCTGTTCTAAATTCTTACCGAAGGATTTAATGTTCGTTCATTTGGACCACAATAACTCAGGGAAGAACTATAAACCATCAGGAATGTATGGAAATTAATTTAAACTTAACTAAGAAGCAAGGTGAAACATTTAAAATCCTACTTGATAAAACTCATAGAGAAGTGTTATATGGTGGTGCGAAAGGAAGCGGAAAATCCTATTTGGGTTCTGTATGGGTTTTATATATGTGTATTACTTATCCTGGTATTAGGGCGTTGATAGGACGTACAGTTCTTACGCAGCTACGAGTAACTACAATCAAAACATTATTAGACCTATTCAAAACGTGTGGCATTACTACTGAACACTACACATACAATCAACAATCCAATGAGATAAAGTTCTACAATGGTAGTGAGATAGTTTTTAGGGACCTACAATATAATCCAGGGGATAGCCAATATGATAGTCTCGGTGGTTTGGAAGCTACAATTTGTTTTATAGATGAGGTTGCTCAGGTAAGTAGACAGGCGTATGATGTGGTGCGTTCATTACTACGTTACAAGATTAACGAGTATAAACTAACACCAAAATTATTTATGTCGTGTAACCCATCTCAATCGTGGTTGAAGCAAGAGTTTTATTTACCACACGTACAAGGAACATTGGACCCCACTAAAATATTTATACAAGCATTACCAACAGACAACAAATTTTTACCAGCAGAATATTTGGATATATTAAAGAACCTACCACCAAAACAAATGAAGCGTTTATACTTAGGTGATTGGAATTACGAGACGGAAGAAGATAGCCTATTTGATTTTGACACCATTAGTTCAAGTGTATTTAAAATAGCACCTAACGTTAATGATAAAAAGTTTATGAGTGTGGAAGTTGCGAGGTTTGGTAGTGATAGGTCAGTAGCTGTAATATGGGTGGGGAATGTTATAACAGAAATATTGGTATATAGTAAATTATCAACGACAGAACTTAGTGAGGAAATAAAAGGACTAATACAAAAGTATGGCATACATCCAAATAATATTGTAGTAGATAGTGATGGAGTTGGTGGTGGAGTAGCAGACCAAATACGTGGAAAGAACTTTATAAACAATAGTAGTCCATTACATAAACAAAACTATACCAATCTCAAATCACAATGTTATATTAAATTGAGTGAGATGTTTAAGGAGGGTAAAATATCAATCAATGTTATGGACCCAAATGTAATAGACACACTAACACAAGAACTATTAAGTGTACGATTAAAAGACACTGATAAAGATAATAAGGTAGGCGTACATTCAAAAGACGAGATGAAAAAGATATTGGGAACATCACCCGATATATCTGATGCAGTAATGATGAAGATGTTATTTGAAGTACAGAACCATAAGAACACAGGGAAGTATAGTATTTCCTTTATAAAATAATATATACATATATATGACAAAATTTACATTAGAAGATAAGCACTACGAAATACCCGATGTGATGACGATAGGTCACTACACTAAGATGTATAAGTTGAAGGACTTATTCTCCGACGATTATTATGCAGCTAAATTGGTGAACTTATTTACAGGAGCACCAGTGGAAGATTTATTAGAAACAGATTTTGAAAAGGTTAATTACCTTGCCTCAGAAATTATAAAACTAATACCACAAGAACGACCTAAGTTTAAAGATAGGTTTGAATTGGATGGTGTGCATTATGGTTTCTTTCCTCAATGGGAGGACTTATCTTTTGCTGAGTTTGTGGATATGGACACCATCAGTAGTAAGAAAGAAGATGAACTGTTAGACTTTCTACACATCTTATGTGCGATTATGTATAGACCAATTGTAACAGAAAGGTCACCACACGATTTTGATATTGAAAAGTATGATATAAAGAGTATGAAAATACGAGCAGAACTGTTCAAGAATAAATTAGATGTAGGTGTCATATTAGCGGCACAGTTTTTTTTTATCAACTTCGCAAACAAATATTCCAATTATTTCCGGCTGTCTTTGACACCGAAGCTGTCACTATGGATGAGGATAAAGATTTTATGGATGCTCAGGAAGGTAATAATAAGCGCAGCTTTCAATCGGTCTATGGGTGGTTCATTATCGTCAACAAACTGGCTTCAAATGATATTGCAAAACACGACACCATCTACCAAAAAACGGTGGTGGAAGTTCTAAACCAATTATCGTTCTTAATTAATTACGAGCAGGAACAAGACAGATTAATGAAACAAGCACAAGGTGCAGTATAATAACCGATTTAGATTTTTTTATATTTATAAGTAATGGTCAATTATAAACAGATTATACAAGATTTAAGTGGTATTGCGTACCATCACCCTCAGCTAAATTCATTTGGATATGGTGATATATCGCAGTTGACTACGGATATTGAGACAAAACAAGAGCCTGTCTACAGTAAAATGTACGTTGTACCTGGTACAACGGTGTTCGCACAAAACAGAATTGACTATAACTTCTCAATTATCATATGTGATATTGTAAATAATGACTTATCAAATCAGGAAGATGTAATGTCTGACACGTTTGAGATAGTAAAAGACGTGTGGACTATTCTATATCAATCCTATACAGCTACGTTTGGTGGGTTTAGTATAGATTATGAACCATTATGGAACAGCAATGTGCAGCCATTCTTAGAAAGATATGAAACATTTTTAGGTGGATGGACCTTAAACATCACAATAGAACAACCATTTGACTACAATAATTGTGTATTACCAGTCACAGGCTTAACATTACCA